CGTACTACGATACGATGCCCCACGGAACTGTTATATTAACGGTTTGCTTAGGATCAATCCTCCTAATCTTACGTGAGAAGAAACACGAGATGTATGCTATGCTGTCTTGTGTTTGTGAAAGCATGGGTGAACGCCCGGATAGTGGTCCGTACGTCACCCGTGATGCTTTCACCGCTACGAGTATTGTCAAGGCCAATCCTACGCCTGGACATACTCATCCCGACGCCGCTGGCTTTAGAACCGCCGCGACAGAAACAGCCCTCAACATGAGTTCACATGTTGGTGCGAGTGTTTTTGTCATTGGCTTATCGCGCACAGATCAAAATCGTGCATTGCGAGGTTCTAGAGCCTGGTTTTGGGCTAAGGACACCAACACTAGTAACAGGATTGATAAGCCTGCTAGTGATGATTTCCTTTATATATGCGATGTCGATTATTATATCGACATGCCGGATCTTTTATCTAAGAATTGTCATCCGACATTAATCTATACAGTTGTACCAGAACATGCAGCAACTACTGGCGTTGATGATACATCCTTTCATTTTGATGAATGTGGTGTCCTTCATAGCCATATTGCTGGTTCAGGTTACTACCAACATCCCTTGTGGGATTACGGTATAGATTCAGTGTTGGTTACCAGACGTATCTTAGGTATCCCGATTAGTAGTGTTGTTTACGCCGTGGAGCGTAAACAGGTTACACATAATCGGCAGTTGATCCTTCTCGCACCTATTATTCGCTTCCCCGGTATCATTAGCGCCTTTTTAGCTTCAATGATTTTGCTGACCCCGGAGTTGCGTGTTTTTAATCCAGTCCAGAGAATGGCTGACGGGTCTAGCTATGCTAGATTCAATGTTCACAGACGCTCTGGCATGTACGTTACAACCGCACGTGTCAACAGCTATGCCTGTGCGACCGTCAGTGCCATAATCGACGACAATGTTGCTTGCGTCAACCGTCTTGGTAAGACAGCGTTGATGCTTCCCACCACGGCAACATGGATTAAGGACGATAGGTCCGGCGCATCGGTTTTGACCGAGTACCATCGTATTGCCACACCAGCCAAGCACCCTTACGTCTACCCTGTAGAGTTAGGTGTGCGTGGCTATTCTTATAACGTGCAAGAATTTGACCAGAATTCACGTCCTAAGTTAGAGGCATTTATGAGTCCATTGGTACACGGCGCCTTTTGCCCTATGACGGAAAAGGCTAGCGAGGAACAATGCGTCAAAGGGCGCATAACCTCCCTACAAAAACCTGAGCCCAAACCCAATCGCTTCCGCGACCGGTGTATCGATGAGTTTGCTGAACTTATCGTTAACGGGACTGTTCTTGAACCTGTCTCAGTCGATGTAATAATTGACAAGCAGACAACCGCTGCCCAAAAACTGTCCATATCGAAAGCCTCCATAGCTGGAAGTTATTTGAAGAGTGTTGTGAAGTGCTTCATTAAAGCTGAAGCTTACCAGGATGTTAAAGATCCTCGTAATATCACAACCTTCAATGACTCTCAGAAGCTTGATATGGGTATGTTCACACTTGCCCTTAGTGAACATTTAAAACAGTTTTTGTGGTACGGTCCAGGAAAAACTCCTCTAGAAATCGCCCTTCGCGTTGTAGAGATCTGCACGTTGGCCAATGTTATGGTCAACATATCAGACTTTGCACGCATGGATGGCACTGTTTCGGAGAAGCTTCGCCAAGTGGACCGGGTGGTGATGATGAAGGCCTTTATTCATCATCGCGGAAAGTTGAATGAATTACTTAAGAGATCCTATGGAAATAAAGGATTTCTACCCTATGGTACAACTTTTGAACAAGAAACAACTCACGGATCAGGCTGCCCCGGCACCTCCGCTTACCAGACCTTGCGCTCGACGTTTACCGCCTTTCTTGGCTTTAGACGACAGCAATATGTCGATGGAGTGGAGCCATGCCCGCAGGCAGCGTTCGATGCCCTCGGAATTCATCTCGGTGACGATGGTGCAGATGCTGACCTCAGACCAGAATGCCATGAATGGGCCGCATCCGCGGTCGGTTTGGTCCTCGAAGCTTCCTGTGTACAGAGAGGCGACCGAGGAATCAATTTCCTGGCACGCTATTATTCGCCAGAGGTCTGGGAAGGCTGTCTTGACAGTATGTGTGACATCAAGAGACAAATCTCTAAGTTTCACACTACGGTCCGCCTGCCTGCTAACGTCCCGCCTGAACACAAGCTCGTCGAAAAAGCTATGGCGTATGTTGCCACCGATAGGAACACGCCTATTATCGGGCCATTCTGCCGAAGGACTTTGGAACTGTCTAAATATAGACCAAAGACTCTTCTTGGCATTGGTACATGGTGGTCTAAGTTTGAGTATTCCTCACAGTACCCCAATGAAAACATTGGCGGCTGGATGGACGCTGAGCTTAACCTCTCGTTACCCAAGTTCGATATTCCCTGCTTCGACCATTGGTTGGCACACGCCAGAACAGCCACGGAACTGCTTTCAGCCCCACTTTTCCAAGAGATTGAACCAGCCACAACAACCACCCCAGTTGTCGTGGATGGAGATATTCTGTTGCCCAAACAAGTGGAGTCTGGATCCAAGCAGTCCCCCGCTAGATCCGTCCCCCGAAAACCAGCCCGAACTCGAGTATGCTCCCGCTCTGAGTCTCGAACCCCGTTCTCCAAGGATGAGAAGTCAATTACTAACAAATTTGTGTTGACTCTCCGAAACGGGACCAAAAAGCATATCATACGCAAGTAGTTA